GCATCTCCTCCTTGCCATCGTCGTGAGTGATGAACGTGTCCACGGTTCCGTCCACACCCTCGATGGCCATTTCAGCCAGGATGCGGGCAGTCTCGTATGCGTTCATGATGTCCTCCTGTGAACCACCCGTACAGGGTGTCTGTACAGGTTAGTGGGCGCCCCGGACTTGAACCAGGGTGTAGGCCATTCGCCCGGATGTTGCTAGCGTCCAAGGCCAACGGCCTCAAACAGGTGCTCCCCCAAGTGCAGGTGTTCGAAGAACGCCAGGGGGAGAAGTGCGAACACACCAGCGAGGATGTAGTCATCCACCTTGGTGCGGACGTGGTGCGCCTTCAACTTGGCGTTCTGGCGCCAAGTGATGTCGATCTCCACGTGCAGACCGAACACAGCCGGGTGAAACTCCCGGTGAACGTGCCCCAGTCGCGGGTGACGACGCACCACGTGAACGCGGTGTCCGTCGATTGCGTGCTCTACGACGTGGCTGAGTCGCCACATCTGGCCAGTCTCCTTACCCTGGATCGCAACGACTCGCGAACCAGGCTGGATTTCCTCGCCCTGAGCATTGATCAGTCGCATGACACTGCCTTCCGGTTGTTTGTCTGCCCGCTGATCAGCGGATCCCTTAAGGTGCTATCGCTTACGTGCCTGCCTGAGACTCGAACTCAGGTGTATGCCGTTCAGGCTCACCCTCACACCATGAATGGCAGCGTGAGGATTGTCAAGCAGTACAGCGCGATGATCGCAAGCCAGATGCGGTTCATGGGCGCCCCTAACGATAGTTGATCGTGTAGGCCATGTGGTAGATCGCCATAAAGGCGATCACCACCACGGTATTGCGGGTGATCAGCAACAGCATGTGCTCCCGCATGATCAGACCTCACCCTCTTCGAGGAACTCAAGAGCAAGATCCGCAACTGTGCGGTGCGTGCTCGGGTAACCTGTGGTGAGCGTGTCATCCATGAGTACCGTGTCGTTACGGAGGATGGTTACCTCCCAGTCGCCCGTATAGGCGTGACCCACAGTGCCGCCGCCGATCTTGTCGACGCGGATCACGTACTCACCAGAGATGGTTGAGTATTCCCTCATCACTTACCCTCTCCCGTGCCGTAGCAGTGCATCCAACCACCTTGGCGGTAGCTGTACCAGTCATGCTCCTTGTGCGGCTCATCTCCGGGAGTGTTGGTCCCGTAGCCACACCAGAACACGCTGCGTCCACCCTTGCCAGTTGCGCAAGCGCCGACACACTGTTCGGTCACATCACGAGTGTTCATGATGTCGTCCTTCCCTTGGTCGGCTGAGATGCCGTGTCAACGGCCCCCTAAGGGGCCGCTCACCCTGGTCTCAGACGTGTTGTGCCTAGTAGGGCAGGAGAGCGATGCGCGCCCTCTCTGCGGCCTGGCAGTACCCACCCAGTCGCCACATGAGGAAGTCTCCCTCTGCGGTGAAGTGGGTCTGGACTGAGCGAATCTGCTCGTTCCAGTCACGGAGTGCCTGCTGAGCTTCGAGCCTTGCGGCACGCTCAGCAATGCGGGACTCCACGTAGAACTCGTCCATGACGATCTCCTAGTCTCTGCGGAACCAAGAGGGAGCACCAACCAGGGGCGACCCAAAGGGTCTGCCTGGTCTGACTGATGCTCCCGATGGCTCTTACAGGGAATTTGGACTGCACTGGATCAGTTGTAGCCGTGGGGACAAGTCCTGCGCCCCCTCAAGGGGCGCCGTAACCTCCGGCACTACTTCCGCCACCCAGTGCGGCACGCTGTTCAGTTCTCAAAGATCAACCCTGGAGTTCTCCGACTGCCCCGGATACTGTCCCGTTCACGCGTTATGACCGCATGTAACGTTCACCGGAGCCCTCCGAGTGCGTTACGCACCCTCGGGAAGGTCCCTCCTGATCTCTGTAGCCCCAACCCCTTGCGGGGCCGTTCCGGCTACCGTGATCACTTGCTGTTGTTGTGCATCACGAACCTCTCATGTGCTTGGCTTGCTGTCAAGCTCCCCGACCCAGAATCTCTGTGAGCGTCTCTCGCGTCGTTTTAGGCCACTAGGGCTGTCCCGCTTGAGCGTTGCTCGTGAGGCTCCGTGAGGGGCCCTTGCGGGCCCCCTTGGGGGTCTCTCTCGCTTGCCTTGCTGTTGAGTTGTGGTGACAACGAGAAGTAGGCGCGTTTGCAGCAGGTCGAGTCAAACTTCCCAGGTCAGACGGGTCGTGCAGGCTACACGTATTTGCTATGTTGCGATCATGGCAGACTCGCTTGAACTGCAAACCTGCTGGTCAGGGACTCGGGCGGGCCGACTCTAGGGAGGCCCTCACCTTGAGCTCAAGGACGTCTGACCTGGGAAGATGACGAGTTTCGAAGATCTTTCTGGTAGGTCAGATGAGCAAAGATCTTACATGTTGTACAGAAACCCTTGGATCCAAGGTGGATAGGCGCAGCCGCTGTTAGATTCCATGGTCATCAGGCAGAAGATCCGTTGATACTCAGGTCTGGCCCTGGTCTTGCCTTGATTTGCTGTAGCCATCCACGCAGGACATGGGTAGCCATAGGAGGTACACACGCGCGCGTGTGTGCACGCGTAGGGGCGCTGGTCACGTGACCAATAGACAGTCCACCCTCGCATATGCCAGCTTATTGGACACTTTGCCTAGCATATGCAGCCCTGAGTGGACACTATGCCTAGCATGTGCGGCTCTAGCCCTACATATGTATGCATGTCACTACATACATATGCATGTATGTGCTCGGTCGAGCAGGCATGTGCTCAGATGAGCGCACATCTCACCACAAGCTGGGGCACAGCATGCCAAGTCGGACAAGGCTGGACATTGCATGACGTGTCAGCGTATATTGACCCGGGGGTTTTAAGGTGGCGCCGGATGGGTAGGGGTGAGACCCCCAATAAATTTGCCATGTATTAGGGTACCCAAAGTACACACAGAGTAGCCATGTGAGACCTGATCCATCACTCTGCGTAGATAGTTGGTAAAGAAACGGTCACGTTGATTGACCAGGTAGGCAGGTCCTACCCCACTCCTTATATGGCCCCTGCGGGACTGCCCAAGAGTTGATGGGTCGGACGTGAGCTACCGCTACTCACCACGCAGGTGAGGGACCCCCTAAGGGGGCCCTGCCATGAGAGACCATGGTAACTAATACCGCTAACGCGGAATCACTCCCCGCTATATTACCCACGGCCTTACGGCCGTGGAGTCAGATCGTCCATATCAACAGTGAGCCGTCCATATCAAGTACGGACACGCAAGGAGGCTCACATGGCAAAGGTCTACATCGATGACGACGGGAAGATCGTCGAACCGGTCAAGGTGGAGAAGAAACGCGGGCCGAAGCGTAACCGCACGACGGGTGAGAAGAAGGACACGATCCTCACTTACCTCAGGAAGGGTATCCCGGTGGCCAGGGCCCTTGAGGACCTGGGCATCACGGGGCAGACCGTCCAGTACTACAAGAACTCCGACAACGGCTTCAGGGCTGAGTACGAACGCCTCCGTCTGATGACGGTGGCTGGAGCCGAGGCCGGTAAGGTCGAGGTCCCAGACTTCCCTGAGTTCTGCATGACGTACATGGACACTCAGCTCTTCAACCATCAGCTTCAGTGGTACGACGTCCTGGAGGGACGTACTCCCAGGAACCTGCACGAGAACCAAGTGTTCAAGCAGGGTGACCCTGGCATGATCATAGTGAACACTCCTCCGGAGCACGCGAAGTCCACGACCATCACGGTGAACTACACGACCTGGCGAATCTGCCAGGACCCGAACATTCGCATCATCATCGTGTCGCAGACGCAGGAGATGGCCAAGCGATTCTTGAGGGCGGTCAAGGACCGCCTCTCTGGAGTGAACCCGTCCTACCGTAAGCTCCAGGCCGACTTCGCCCCCGATGGGGGCTTCGACGCCAACAGTGCTAGCTGGACGGCCGACAGCATCTACGTGAACGCCGAAGCCCGAGACTCCGGTGAGGCTACGCCTACCGTGCAGGCTCTCGGCATGAACGGACAGATCTACGGTAACCGTGCAGACCTCATCATCCTCGACGACACCGTGACGGGAAAGAACGCCCATGAGTTCGAGAAGCAGATCGACTGGATCCAGCGAGAGGTCATCAACCGACTCAGCTACCCTGGAGGCACTCTCCTCCTGGTGGGCACGCGTCTTGCGCCAGTCGAGCTCTACTCCGAGATCCAGAAGCCTGAGTGGTACGGCCAGGACGAAGAGAGTCCTTGGACCTACCTCACCCAGCCCGCTGTACTGGAGTTCGCAGAAGATCCCGACGACTGGGTTGTTCTCGCACCCTTCACCAACCGACCCCCAGTCTCGCTGGGATCAAGAAAGCTGGTGGAGGCAGGAGAAGATGGACTCTACCCCTGGCACTCAGGCAAGGCGCTAGCAAGGCGCCGAGCCACAAGCTCGGCCCAGAACTGGAAGATGGTCTATCAACAGGAGCAGGTGGTTGAGGATGCGATCTTCCCCGCCAACAAGGTTGCAGCTTCCATCGACGGAATGCGAGCAGCGGGGCTCATGTCGCCAGGCGCTCCCGGACACCGTTCTCACGGGATGGACGGCCTCTACGTCGTTGGCGGCTTTGACCCGGCTATCACCGGGCACGCCGCAGCCATCGTTCTTGGTGTCGATCGAATGTCCGGCATGCGGTATGTCCTCGACGTATGGACTGCCCCAAACCAGAAGCCAGACGACCTCTTCGACAAGTTGAAGGACTGGACGGTCAAGTACCATATGCACGAGTGGGTCATCGAGAAGAACGCGATGAACCTGATGGTGACGCAGAACCGAGAACTGAGGAACTTCCTCGGGTCCCGAGGCTGCATCCTCAAGGAACACTTCACTGGCTCCAACAAGAACGACGCCGACTTCGGCGTCGCCTCTATGTCCATGCTGTTCGATGGCGCCCTCGAA